GCGCAGCTTCGTAAAAAATGCACACGATCCGATACCACAAGTACTTTGTGGCCTCGGGCCGCATAAGTTGCTGCAAGGAGTGCAACTGTGTGTCGGTATTCTTCATTGTTTGCAAGATTCGTTACCCGATTTGCCCAAGGAATTCTTGCTCCATCCATGAATCGTATTTCTGATTTTACAATGTGTATTTCTGGCGTCATGAAGTTTTCTTTCGGGGGTTTGAAAACTTTGCTGCCAAAGTAATCACGAAAGACTACATGTTTGCCATCTTTTCTTTCAATTGTTCCTGATAGTCCAATCTTATAGCGAGCATAATTTGTGTCGATAACTTTGGAAAAAGTTGGACTACTTACATGGTGCATTTCATCCAATATAATTGTTCCAAATTCTTTACGAATCTTCTCAATGTTGCGGTATAAACTCTGGGTATTCCCAATTACAATAGGAGCATCAAGATCAAACTTACCACTTCCTATGATTCCGGGCGTAAATCCATAGACTTTTTCTACTTCTTTTGCCCACTGATTCCTTAGAGGAACTGTATGTACAATAACAAGTGTTTTTTGTCCAAGTTTTCCGGCTATCGCCAACCCCGTAAAAGTCTTTCCCCAACTTACCCACGCGTTGATGATGCAGTTATCATCGAGCTCGTCATAGACGGCCTGTTGTGATTCTCGTAAATCAAACTTAAAATCAGGAAAATCAACAGGCATATCAATCCTTTTGTCAACAATTTCATAGTCATCTGGTATTAAATCCGTTCTTCCAATAGGTATAGTTACAAGATTCTCTCGAATCCGTGCCATATTTTTTATAACAATAGGCGGGTCATTTGGATTCTGAGAAGGTATTTTATAAGTTAGCTCTTTACTAAGATGCTCTTTATACTCTCGAGTTGTTTCCAAATAAATTCTATTGCTAATGACTGCTTTCATTAAAGACCTAAATCTGTTTTTGCTATAATGTAATTTTTAACGAATTCGCTTCGTACAATGTCTTTTATATCAAAATCAATAAAATCAAATTGATCCATTGATTTTAAAATTCTAACAAAATCTTTTAACCCATTTTTTTCTAGGTCTGCTTGCCTGAAATCTCCGCAGAATACAACTCTGCAACCTTGACCTATTCTTGTTATAATTGAATCTAGCTCATGAAAGCTCATGTTTTGACACTCATCTATCATAATTGTTGCATTTCTGAGAGTTACTCCACGAATAAATGAAGTAGTCATAAAGTGCACTAATCCTTTAGTTTTTAATATTTCATAAGCATCTCCGCGCTGAAATAACTCAATACAGATATCTTTGTACGGTTCTTCATACACCGAAGCTTTGTCCTTTTCGTTTCCAGGCAAGAAGCCTATATCACGAGTAGGTACTGCGCTTCTTATGATTACAAATCTTTCATATATATTTTTTACCATATCATCAAAGGCGAGATAGCAAGAGATAAATGTTTTACCTGTGCCGGCTACTCCATGCAGCATTAAGTTTTTATTACTTTCAAATGCTACTACTTGATTTTTAGTTAATGGTTCGATTTCTTGTAAATCTAAGTTTGCTCCCGCAAGAGTCTTTTTTCGTCTAGGCATATTAATTATACTTTTCTTCGAGTGTCTTTTAGTCTTTCTTCAGAATACTCATATAATAACCACGGCAAGCCGCCCATATGTAATACTCCAGCCCACGTTTTTTCTGCAGGAGGAGGTCGAGGAATGGTAAAAGGAAAATTAATATCCTTCAACCAAAGAACAGAAGCTACATCTTTTAACTCTATCTTTCGTATTTTGTAGTACTTTAAATAAGAATTCATAGTCTTTTGATAAATAAAAGGAGTTCCGTTACTATCAATAAAAGACTTACTAGTTTGCTTCAGAATACCAATTAACGAGTCTATAGAGTGTTTCAAAGGTACAAGCTCCAAAAACGGAGTTTGAAGTCGACGAATGCCAAGAGTAGCTCCTGGCATATTTTTATCGTCTAGAACTACATTATCTAGCAATAATAACCCGTCTACGATTTCCCAGTTGCTATTCGGAAGAATATAAACTGGAAATTTAATCTTCTTTATTTCTTTGTAGGTAACGATCACACTTCATACATTTTTGCAAACTTACCCATAGAGTAGTCGTCTCCAACTTCAAAGTCGCATCCAACTGGAGCACCAGAAATAGACACTCCTCTATCTAGTTGAATAAACTTTTGTAACATTTCAGAATAAAAATCAATTTCGTCTTCAGGTACCTCTGCTAAGATAGAATCGTGCACAAGAGCAAAGATTCTTGACTTCATATTATTACTTTTTATAAAGGCACCCATATCAATAGCGCCTAAAAGGTTAATATCAGAAGCAGCAGACTGCACCAAAAAATTAAGACCAGACCTAATGCTATGACTTTTGATGCCTGCGTCTGTAGACGAGACATTCGGTAATCTCCTTTTTCGACCAAAGAAACTATATACAAATCCATTTGCTTCTATGAATTTTTGATTACTATCAATCCACTGCCTTAGCCTATGAAAAGATTTGAAATAATCATCAATAACTTCTTTTGCCTCTTGTTGGCTAAAATAGGTTCCCGAGTCTTTAGTAACTTGCTCACTAATCTTCTTTGGCCCTGCGCCATACATAATGCCAAAAGTTACGGCTTTAGCTGCTTGGCGCTGTGTGCCATATAGCTCTGCCACCTGTTCTACTTCACAAGGAAGTTTAAATACTGTTTTTGCAATTGTACTATGGAAGTTGCCGCCACTACGAAATACATTCATAAGAGCTTCATCTTCTGCAAGTTTTGCAGCAACGTATACTTCCGCAGTAGTCAAATCCATTGCAACTATCTTATGTCCTGGAGCTGCTTTAATACAGCCCTTTACAATAGGGTTATCACGAGGCAGCTGCTGCATATTTAATTTACCACTACTCGATAATCGCCCAGAGGTCGTACCGTGTAGATTGAAATTTGTTCTTAGCCTACTATCTCTATCGAGCTGAGGAATAATCTTATCTAGGTAAGTATTCTTGATTTTAGATTTCTGACGAATATCAAGAATAAGTGCGGGAACTTCTGACTGCTGTGACAATGCGTTCAATACTTCTGCATCGGTAGAGTCTGCTCCTGTACCTGTTTTCTTTCCTGTAGGCTTTAACCCTAACATATCGAACAATAACTTACGAAGCTGTAATGTGCTATTAGGATTAAAATCTTTGTTTTGTATCTCTTCGAATTTACGGATCTTTGGATTTTTATATAAGGTACGGATAGCTTCGTCAATGTCTTCCTGCATTAAAGACTGAGACTTCAATAAACGCATTTTATCAAAAGGAACGCCGTTGTCTTGAGTATCAGTTAGAAATCTACAACCTGGGATAAGAATATTATTGTATACCCATGCTAACCTTTTATTCTGCTTAATTTTTACAAACTTTTCATAGATTAAAAATGTACATACAGCATCCATTGCGGCATATGTTTTCATCACATCAAAAGGAATAGACTGCCATTGAAAGTCTCCTTTTAATATACCGTGTTCTTTACGGTACTGGTCAATCCAGTCATACATAGGCTTTTCATAATCCCCGTATGGAGTATACTTTAGGGATAATTGCTTCAACCCATGTCCTCCAGGATTTTCATCTATCAGGTAGTGAAGCAGCATTGTATCTTCAAAGCTCGGAAACTCGAAGTTAAAGTGATACTCAAAAAACGCCATATCAAACTTGGCATTATGAAAAACTACTGTCTTTTTGTGAAACAGCTCTTGGAGCAACTGTTCAGTTGTTTCGTCAAAGCACTCTGTATCAATATATGCGCCTTTTAGGCCATCATACGACAAAGATAAGCCAAGCATATGGCCATTGCGTGGATAGAGTCCTGTAGTCTCTGAGTCCAATGCAATATATTGACATTCATGCTCAATCGCATCTTTGATAAAGTGGTTTGCTTGTTCTGTGTCTTGTATACCGAAAGCAATGCTATCATCTATAATAATCTCTTCAATTTCGCCTCGAATGTAGGAAACAATACTTTCCTTCGAAGATTCCCACGTATTTCTTGCTTCGGGTTTGAATGCAAGCATAGCAGGGTTAATAACTGGCAAGAATTTACCTTCTACTTTCTTACCTGAGTACTCTGTAACAGAATTAATTTTGGTAAAATACTTGAGGGCATCTGACCCTACAAGAATAACCCAGTCATAAAGATCAGTATCAATCTGTATATCACAATCTTTTTTTAACACTTTTTTGATCGTAGGATCAGAACATAACTGAAATTGATCAAAGTTAAAAGCGCCGTCAAATTCCTGTTTAAAATCGGTTCTACTTGGTTTGGTCTCTATTAGAGCGACCTTTGGGCTCGTCATATACTACTCCTATGAGTAAAGTTTTTGCTTTAATTTTTGTACTTGATTTTCAGATAGACCTCCTGGGTCCATTTCTGGTATATTTACACTTCGTGTGACTAGATCTACATTTTCACACATTTGTTTTACATTTACTGCTGCTTTCTGTCCCGCTTCATCACCATCAAAGAATACTACAGCTTGCTCTACTCCCTGAAGTCTAAGGATAGATAGTTTATCCTCATTAATGTTACGAGTACCAAAACAACATACTGCATTTGTTAATCCTTTATCATGCAGATTTATCATATCATAGATTCCTTCTACAAGAATAACACTGCCCTGTATTGTACTTACTTTCGAAGGATACAGAGGCATTCGTGCCCCAGGCGGATTAATAAGGTACTTAGGGGTACCTCCAGTCATGTGCCTTGCATTGAAGGCTACAATCTTTCCTGATATGTCACGAATTGGAAATACGATTCGACCAATGAAATGCTCATGGTCTTGAAATGCTTCAAACTTACGATAAGTCTCTGGCTTAATGCCTCTCCAGTTTCCAACATAAGGCAATGCACTTGGGGGAAAAGGCAAGCCCACACTTTCAGCTCTCTTCTCACGAATTTTTTTCTTAATAAGTTCTCTGCGTAAGTGTAGAAAACTTGCCTTTTCTCCAAAATGCACAAAAAGATTCCCCTTGTAACCACAAGAGAAACAATGAAATATGCCAGTGATTTGATCAACTCGCATACTTGGGTTACTATCATCATGCTCAGGACTAAGACAAGATACTACATAGTCTTTGCCCTTCGGCATGAAAGGAACCTCTTTAGAGTGTAATAATTCTTCTACGTTCATTAACAGTCCGGGTCGTAACTCTGCCACTCATCATATTCAGTAGGCTCATCGTAATCTTCTTCTTTTGCGAAACAATGAACCATGTTTTCTTCAATTGCATACTGACAGCCTTGATAGTAGTCAATATGTTCATCATCTAAAAGATGAAAGTACAGGGATATGCGTGCAAGCATAGTCTCTGCTAACTCTATATTCTGCTCTGCCATTGCTACTTCGAGAATATCAAAGTAAGGACCAACTTTAACCTCTACTCGAGGGGATAAACTCATCTTCTCATCCTTGCTAAATCTTTCATCTGTTCTTCGTCAATGATTGGGATTGCATTTGATTTGTGCATGGTTCCAATACCCTTAACAAGTGTTCCGGTGTAACGTGGCGGTTCCACTCTAGGGGCAACTCCAGCTGTATCGGAGCCGCTTGGGTAGAGGGGTATTTCTCGTCTATAAGGCTGTGAAGGGTTCTCGGGAATCCCTCTCGAATAGACTTTAGTTTTTCTTCTAATAACTTTCTTCTTTCTGCCTGAGATAGTGTGGCCCATTGATCCATGTATAACTCCCATAAAAAAACTCCTGCCAATAGAAGATATATTATACCAAAAATCAGCAGGAGTGTCAAGAACTATTTTTAGATGTCGTTTATTTCTTCACCAGTCTTGTGCTCATTTTCTTCTTTTTCATCTGGTGTGAGTGCTGATTCAGGGCCAATTTTTAGGGTTTCCCAATTCATAGTAGAGGTGAATGTCCCCATTTTACCACTTCTCATTTTAGTACAATTAAATGTCATAATAGCATCTTCAGTATTCCACGTATCAATCGTGAAAGCTGCATCCGCTGCATCGAGAATACCTTTGGCGAAGCGAGCCTCTCCAGTAGCATCTATTTGATAGGGGCTATAAATTGGCACTTCATACTCTTGGGCCATTGATTTAAGTGCTTTACTTACTTCTATCTGCTCAGTCCAGTCATACTGACCTGATCGTGATGGAAGATTAGAGCGCTTGACCTGGTTGATATAGTCAACAATGATTACACCCACATCCATTGCACTTTTTACTTTCTTGTCCAGCTCTGCCCGAATCTTTGAAAGTGTAAGAGAGGCATCATAGACAACATCTAATTGTTGAGTCGGGAGAAGCTCACAATTAGTTTTTAGATCGTAGTGTAGACGATCAAAGTCTTTATGCTCTTGATACTCCTTCAATTTTTCTTCTGGGTTGACAAAACGATTTGCCCACCAAGCTGAGACAAGCCCCCACTCAGTAATACTAAGATTACGTTTGCGAATACGCTCGTGAGGAACTCCAGTAGCAATGGAACAACATCTTTGTAGAATCTCACGACTATCCATCTCGATTGTGAAATAGATAGCAGATTTTCCACTTTCGTACACTGTATTTGCAATGTTAGCACAAGTAATGGATTTACCTGCCCCTCGTTTACCGCCAACAAGAATCAAATCTCGGGGAGAAAACTTGAACTCATCATCAAACGCGGTATTGAGTCCGAGGGGCAGGTACTTTTCCAGCTCATCTTCATCAGGAAACAGGGAAATACGTTGCATACTTTCCTGTGGTTGTTCTAACTCTACTTTATCTTCTATGTCCAGAACAATTTGATGTAGATGAGATACTGACTCTTCTGCATCTTCAAAAGATATAGAATGGTCAATATATTTTTCGAGTGAGTATAATATCTCTTTTTGAGTATACTCATTCTTTAGATATTGAAGCAGCATAGAAGCGTCTGCTTCAACTTCCAGTGCTTCTATAGCAAGAATTTTTTCTTGCGTAGCACTATCCCGAATCTCAAACTTTAAATCCTCAAATGTAGGAACAGTATGATACTTCTGGGAGTGTCCATCAATAATACTAAAGATGGTATGGTACTCGTTGGGTAAATAATGCTTACGCAAGTAACTCCAGGTGTCTCCATCCTGAAGCACAATAATCTGTTTGATTAATGCAGAAGCAATATTCAATTAAATTCCCCGAGTACAAAAAAAGCAACCGCAACGCACCCGCCACGGTTGCTCAAAAGAAAGTCTACTTAACCAGCAGCCTTTTCTTTCTTTGAAGCGCCATCATAGTCAGCGGCTGAAAGGCCACGACGAGTTAGCATAGTCTTAACACCGCGAGCAGTCTTGCCGATTGCCTCTGCGATTTCTTCAACAGTCATTCCAGACACATCACCGAGGTCTGCCAAAGGATCTTCCTTAGCTCCGCCCTTGGTGTGCTCTTGTCGAGGAATAGCGTCGATTTCACCTGAACGAAGCAGGCTGAGAGCCTTACCACGTACAGAGTTTACAGAACGATCAAGAGCTTCTGCAATAGCTTCAACGAAAGCACCGTCGTTTACCATAGAGATAAACTTAGACTCCTCTTCAGGAGAATAGGTACGAACAGTCTCAACCTTAGGTGCAGGTTTAACATGATCGGTCAATTCCATAGACAAAATTTTGCCTTGGATAGACTTAGCGGAAAAAGCTCCGCCTTCAAAATGCTCAGCAATTTGAGCATAAGTATACTCGCCGCTATTGTCAGAGACAAAAGCAGAAAGAGTTGCTTCTTGATCTGCACTGAAAGCGCGAGAGGATCGAGAAGATGCCAATTCTACTTCATAGCCCATTTTACGGAGCTTGCTAGAGATAGAACGGGTAGAAGTCTCAAGATTGTCTGCTGCTTCAGCAACAGTGTCTTGGGACACGGGGCTCTCGTCACCGACGAAAGCTGTTAATTGAGCAGTACGCTCATCAGTCCACTTAGGAAGTGCCATATTAGTGTTCTCCTAGAAATTCACTTAGATTTGTTACAATGGTTATGCCAGAGTCTCTGGCCTGTTTAGTTTTTGCGGATTCTATACCACTCTCATTTACAAGAATCGTTACGTCTTTTGTAAGACTAGACTTTACTTCATAGCCCAGGCTTGACAAAGTTTCATTTGCGTCAGCTTTCGTTTTGAAACTCTTCAAACGTCCACTAATACAAACTACTCCTTTAATTTCTACTTTTTCCACTGATGCAAATTTAAAATCAAAAGGTAAGTACCCATCGTAGAAAGTGTAGAACTCGTCCATGAGCCAAGATATAAGATTCTCGGTTGCTTTTGGGCCTAATCCGGCACGCATACAAGTGTCTGTATTTATTTCACTAATATTTTTAACAGTCTCAGACAGCTTCTTCGTTGCCGTTTTTCCGATTAATGGAATACCAAAAGCAGGCAACACTAAGTTAAGTGGGGCAGACTTTGAATTGTCTATCTCACTTTTTAACTTTAGTGCAATTTTTTCAGAACTCAAAGCTGAAGTTATATACCCCACATCGAGAGTGTATACTTCATCGAAGTCTTGAATGCCCAGCTTCTCTATAGCCGCAGGGCCTAAGCCCTTGATTTTCAGAGTTTTTGCAAAATGCTCTATCTTCTTTTGCTTTTGAGCGCCACAAACGGCATTCTTGCAATATAGAAGTTGATTCACCCACTCCAGGTCTGACCCGCAGGACGGGCAGTCTGTAGGAGGCATGATCGCTCGCAGCATTTTGATTCTCCGAAAAAGTAAAATATATTATACGAAAAAGTGAGGTAAAAGTCAAGAACTATTTTTTCAAAGGTCAACACGTCGTAAAATTCGAGGAATAATTTCTCCACTACGAATAACTTCTACAGTGCAACCAATTTCTAGTTCAAGAGAGCGAATGTACTCGATGTTATGTAGAGTAGCTCGGCCCACAAGAGCGCCCTCCACTTCGACAGGATCAAGTATAGCTACTGGACTGACCACTCCAGATTTACCAACTTGCCACACAACATCGAGTAATTCTGTATTCACCCCCTCTTTCTGCTCTTTGAGAGCAAAAGCGCCTCGAGGGTGGTGAGCTGTATGTCCCATCTTATCGAAAGATTTACGACAGTTAATACGATAAACCATACCATCCGTAGGATAGTTTTGGTACTCGAAGGTATCAACCGTGTTAAATCCTTCCTGGGCCAAAAGAGAAAGCGCCTCAGTGTACAATTCGTATTCAACGCCTTGTACATCGTAAGCCACAAAGGTCAGTGGACGAGTACGAAACTCTTCCAGATCCTTTAGATTTAGTGACCCCGCTGCGACGTTTCTCGCATTGGTGACAGTCGAGGGGCAAACTACTTCGCCAGTAACAAAAACTTCCCTTTTAAAAGAGATGTTATTAGGTACTAGCAGTTCTAGCTTGTCAGTAATATCTCGGCCAATATTACCATCCCCACGAGTCAAACCAAGTGCTAAGTGTCCATTGATATAAGTCAAAGACACAGCAGCACCATCCAACTTAGGAGTACAAAAGTACTTTGAGTTGGGGGTAGGGATATCATCTATGTTAAAAACTTTTTGAAGGGAGTACATTTTATGTAAGTGAGGTACACCGTCAGTAATGACATGACCTACTACATTGTACCCATACTTAGCTGTGAGTGCATCGAACTCTGCATCCGAAATCAACGGATAACCACAGTAATAAGCAACACTAGCCTTTTCAAGAAATTCTCGCATACTATCTCCCAAATTTGATAAGATATTATACTAAAGTTTTAGGGAATTGTCAAGAACTATTTTAGGTAAAGGTTATTAATTAGGTCCTGGAACTGTTCTTCTATGATTTCTTTGCTTTCAGCCAAAGATAAAATTTCAGTTAAACCAACAAATAATTCTCTACTATTATTAAAATCTAGAGGCATTGCTACTCCCTCTGGCGTAGGCTTCCACTCTTCATTAAAATCTAAATAATATTTACGAAGGTGTAAATACTCTACTCCTCGAAAGGTGCTTACCGTTAATCTAACTTGAACTTCTTTTTCTTCATCGTAGTGTATGACTTTTTCATACATTTCGGGAGCTTCATGTAATTCCATTGTTAAGCCTCGTTCTGTAAAACTGAGGACAATGGTACTACACTGGTTACATTGTTAGGTTTTAGTAGGCGATATGAGTCCGTATCCCAACAAAATAATAGTAGGGTTTCTTCGGAAGCTTTTGCTCTATTTTTCTTACTTTGTATATATGGTGTAGAAAAATCCAGGGTGCAAACATTATATTTTAACTTATTCGAGTTTTCACTACGATAAGTAATAATTGCGTCACCATAGTCATTTACAAGTTCTGCTAGTTCTTCTTTTTTCACAAATTCTCCTTTGGTAGCAGGTCAGTAAAATTTTTTACTTTGCCGAACTCAAAGGTTCTTTCTTTAGATAGCAGAAAACCACTCCCCCGAAAGGAAGTGGTTGAATCTAAATTCTATTTAGTTAGCGGCTACGTTACCGATAACACCAGCAAAGTATTGAGCTGCTTTGCCAGTCAGCTTTGAAATAACATCTTCGTCAACTTCTTGACCTGCATCAGATAGCGCTGCAATCAAAGAATCTTGAGCTGCCTGCTTTGATACACGACCACCTCCAGTACTCTTACTGGATGAAGTGCTGCCACCAGAGGCCGGTGTCTTTTTTACATATACGCCAGCTTTAGTCAAGATCATGCGAACACCGTTAGGAGACTCTTCAAGTTCTTCTGCAATTGCTTTCACAATTTCCATACTGGTTTCTGGAGTAGGATCTTGCTCTTCGTACATTGCTACCGCTTGAGCCTTCTTATCATCGTCCCATGCCATTCTTCTTTTCCTCTTTTTGTTAGTGGAGCCTGGACATACGCCCAGACGATTTAGTTGTTGTTGATAAAATCGGTCGCCCATAGGTTCCCTCACTTTTGAAATTATATTATACTTCAAAATAAAGTAAAAAGTCAAGAACTATTTTTATAAACGTGAAAGGTCAACCCCATACTTTTCTAAATGCTTTAGGGAGCCTAGGTCATATGCAAGTGAAGTAGCATAGAATCCGCCTGTCTCAATACCGCCCATCCAGAATTCTTTATCAGAATCAAAAGGCTCTGATACCCAAATATTATAACACTTTGCGCCGTATTTATCTTCATAGTTTGTGTCTTTAAATCCAGCTTTCTCTGCTTGGTAATCTACAGATAGCTCGTATCTAATTTCTGCAAGGGCATGATGCCTAGCAGACCAAACAATTTCTTTTTCTTCGAACTCTTCAGCTATGCATTCATCGGGTAAGTAGTGTACTTCAGTCCGTTCTTCTTTAGATACCCCTCTACTAGGGATACCGACTCTTTCCACAATGGACTTGACAAATCCGGAGGATCTATACAAGGACTTAGCGATGGAAGCAATTGAATCCCCTGATAAGTAATCTCGAATGACTTCTGAGATTTCCATTTCTGTAGCGGGCTTACCTTTATTTTGAGATTTTCGTAGCTGTATGTATGCGGTTCTTTCATCATAATCCTCTATAATCTTAGAGAGTCTCGCCGTATTGTATGAAATGTTCAGTATTGAACAAGCTTCTTTTTTTGTTATTGGTTTCGAGCCGTCTTGGGGATTCAAGAGGGTTATCACTTTCTCTATATTCGATGGAGTAAGGTTCTCCCAATCTTTCTTCTTTACCATTTTCTAGTCTCTCAATCTCTCTATTTAGATACCATATTGCTTTTTTTAAATCTTCCACCTCATTCTGTTTAAGTCCTGCTCTCCAGATATACTTGAGCGCATTACCCAGGCAGAAGTTCATGTGTTCAGTAATTTGTATACACTCAACACCGCTTGGGTGGGCGGTGTAGTGTGGTGGTTTATTTACATTATCTGTCATAATCACTCGTCGGGATCGTAGTTACAATACCACGGGCCGCTGTCTGGTTCGCTGTACCACCAGTCCTCTTCTAAAGCTTCGGGGCATCGTACAGGATCTCCGTTACTATACCCATCTCCAATTAAATACTCACCACAGTTTGGACAAGTATCAGGAATCTTCCAATGTTCCATTAGTAGTGCTCTTCGTCAAACAAACTTTCTAGCTCTTTGTCTCGTTCAAGTCCTGCCAGTTTATGAGCAGTATGATACTCCTTACAAACTTTGTCAAAAGTATGCCACATATTTTCAAACTTGATTTCGTATAAGTCTTTAATAGCTAGGTACTTATTCATAAGAGCATCAGCTAACTCAGGAGCCATACTTTCCCACTTGGGATGCTCTAGGAAATGCTTACTTACTAGCTCAATGTCTTCGGTAACATTCGCAAACTGTAGCATCTGTTGTTCTAAATCAAAAATTGAGTTACTCATTAGTTACTCCAAAATAACTTAGTGTAAGTTTAAACGCGTCTATATGCTTAACCATTTGGACCAAATCTTCTTCCTTATCAGTAGAGAAAAAGCCTCCGCAAGTATTGGTTTCTTCTTCGCGAACTTTTAAATCATGCTCCATATCAGCAATTGTTTGCTTTAGGTTTTCTACAATTAGAAAATCTGCGGTATCAGAATTAATATCAATTTCAACTTTCATTTCGCTGTAATCCTCTTCTCATAGTCTGCAAGATCATCGTCCCACCAACTGGGTTTGGGTCTGTGAGACCAAACGGCAAAAGTAGCCTTGTCGAGATGATAATAGTCACGATAAGACTGTATAGGGTTATCATAGTCTTTGAGCACGTCTGGCATTGCCAATCCGAAAGTGGTAAATCCAAGTCTCTCCATCTTGAGAGGCTCCGGTAATTCGTTGATAACTGTAACTGATTTGTGCTGTTTTCCATATCGGTAGCGGTATTCTTCTCCAAGGGCATTTCCATAACAATGAGTCCACTCGTAGTTATCGAGTGAACTGCGTGCCCATATAGTACATGGGTGATTATACATCATCGGTAGATAGGGAGTAACAGTACGCTCTTCTGGCTTTAGAGGCTTCTCTGGAGCTTTTGCTTCATTTAGAATAGCCGTCTCTTCTTTTGTAAGAGCGCGAGGAATAAATCTGAGCTACTTCCAAGGGCATTTTCACAATGTGCTTGTCGACGTGACTTTCGGCATTCGCATCGAAATCTTCGTCAAGGTAAAATAAATTCATGGTTACTCCGAAAATTTCTTATATTATACTAAATTCGAAGTTTGCTGTCAAGATCTATTTTAGGATCTACTGCATATACAAGCTCTTCTGTGTCGTAGTTTCGCACCTCTACATGTGACTTATGTCTTTTTGCCATGTGTTCTGCGAAATTCATTGCAGTTTCAAACTCATCAAAACGCGTATATTTTTCGTATCCGCCCTTTAAAAAAGTAACCATGTAAGTTTGCATTTCTACTCCTTAGGTAGAAGGACAGGCTGCCCCGTCATCAGATTGATCATATCTTTCGTCACCACAGCCATACTTGTTATCATTATTAGTATCACAAGCACGTTGCCAATTGACTTGTGTAAATGTTAAACCTTCACTCCAAGGAATAAATGCTTTACACCACTCATGAGAGCCCATAGCTTGGCTAGGCTCTGTACCGTTGTCAACAGGCACATAATCTCGGCGTGTAGTCTCTGGGAACTCTTTAAACTGGTAAGTACGGCCATTATTGTATAAACGCTGCTGGTACAACTTACCTTTTGTTACATGAATCTTTTCGTCTTCTTCTAGGGTTAACGTAGATCCATCATTATAATTAATTACAGTTTCTGCGGCTACGCAGATGGGCACAATAGCCAACAGAGAGAGTAAATACTTCATTTTATCTCCTAAGGAGATTATACGTTTTCTAACCTCCGCATGAGCCTTTCAGCTCGGTTCGTAACTTGCCGATACCACAAAGAGTCTCGACCTTCAACTGCTGCCTCTTTCCATTTGCCTTGAGACAGCATATTCTGCATATTTTTAAATTTTGCTAAACGAGGAGCACCTAGATTAAATGCCATGTTCACTAAGATTAGTTGAACCTCTTCTGGCCAATTGTGCCACTGTCCGTAAAGTCGCTCGCAGTCCTTAATGGCACACTCAACGTCTCGATCGAAGAGCTCCCTGGATCGTTCTGCCGTAATAGGAGTACCGGTTGGTTCTCCAAACTCTTCATCTTGTTCTGTGACCAAGTGTCCAATACCAATAGTAGCGTACCCCAAATGATCTTTATAAACTTCAAGAATTTCTCCTTCATCTGATTTAATTTCTTCATATAATCTTTCACGATTCATTTTATATCCTTGACGTTGCCATACATTTTTTTCCAATGATCCACCTCATCTATATAGCAATTGTGCTTTTGGGACCTTGCCCAACTTAGTTCTTGAATGATACGATTATACCATTGTTTATCGTACTCGTCTTTTGCCTTATTCATATCATTGGAGAGTTGACTAATACGAATATCAATGTATTCAATTATGTCGTGTCCCTTACCCCTTCTCATGTTTGCTCCTATAATCCGTGATTGCGGCTTTGATCGCGTCTTCGGCCAACACGCTACAATGTATCTTTACAGGCGGGAGTGATAGTTCTTGAGCAATTTGGACATTGCTGATCTTTCCCGCTTCGTTAAGGGACTTTCCTCTAACCCATTCTGTGAGTAGTGATGAAGAAGCAATAGCACTGCCGCATCCGTAAGTTTTGAATTTAGCATCTTCAATAATTCCGTCGGTCGATAC